TAGCCATTCACCCATTGTTCCATTGTAAAAATTTGGTTTGCCGCCACTAACATTTGTATAATCGTTGTACCAGCAATCACGAGGCGATACATAATGTACAAATAAAATAGTGCCCTCGGCCATAGATGTAGTAATTTGGCCATAATAGATTAATCCAGGTATTTGTGCTAAATGCATTATTGATAAATCAGACGGATGGCCGTTCACATGTGCGAAACTTTTGGCCACCATTGCATCTTGTCTTTGTGCCAAATGGACTGCATTTGGAGTGTCCATAATTTGTAGCAATTTGGGTTGACGTATAAACATTGGCTGTGGTGTCGATACATTATTAGGAACAGATAGACCCATTTTTCCTAATATTTGTGAAATTCCTAAAGATGCTATTGATATTGGTTTTGCCCAAGAACCCACAACAGGTATACTTGACATACGTGCTGCAAAGTCAGAAATGCCTTTGGCAATTGTAACTACTTTTGATGGTTTTTTAGCAGCCTCAACACTTCCATCCATTTGGCCTTCCAATGTTATTTCATGACAATCACGTGCTAATAATGGTTGACTAAATTCGTCATAGCTATAGCCATTTAATTGTTCATTGACAACTCCTGCATAAATAGAAACATTGACACTAGCAGGAGTGCCAACAAGAGCGCCGAGTGGAATAGAAACATAAGTATACATTGTTGCCACTTCTATTAATTCATTAGTACTCACTTGCATAAATTCTTTGTAATGTGTATACGGAATTTGCAATTTGGTCACTTGTCCTGTCTTTGCGCTTATTTGAGTCCAATATTTCGAAGAAAATAAAGAAATCATATTTTTATATGATGCGTTTACTACACTAAATTGTGGACCCCAACAACACATAAGACAGCCAGTGTGCATGGAAGATGAATTCATACGAATTGTAAGTGTAAATGATGGTTTCCAAAAGGCAAAACGTTTTATTTTATCATAAAGATAATGCATCATTACATTTGGGAAAATTAATGTTGACTTTAGGGTTTGATAAGCATCAGAAGCAGCCCAAGTAAAGTTCGCTATTGGATATTCACGATTAACGAACTCTGAAAGAGATGGAGGAGGCATAGGTGCACAAACATTTAAACGATTGAACATGTATTGTTCATCATGTGGTTGTTCGGCATCAACATATGTTGTAACTTCCTTAATTTCAGTTGTTGTATTTTGATTTTCTTCCTGAGTAGCTTGATTATCCATTTGACCAGTGAGTTCAATTTCTTTTTCTTTTTCTTTTTCCCACCGATGTTTTTTTAATAAACGGTATTCT